GTTTGCGGCAGATCGGAAGGCATCATCAAGAACCCTATCCTTATAGGTATTCGCCTTTGATTCTGCTGCTGCAATCTTGTCGCCTAATTCCTTCTTTTGCCGCTCTTCTTCCATGCGCCATTTCTCTGTGCGCTTCTGGAATACTTCATCAATCTTACCGTTGGCAATCAGTTGAGCTTCTTCGTCATTCTCAAACTTTGCCATAAATTCTTTAGTTTTCAACGGGTCAATCCCATCAAACTTCCTCAACGCTTCACGCGCTTCTTTTGCTGCTGCACGTTCTTTCTCAAGCGCAGATTTCAATCCTTTGGTATCTTCAATCCCGTTTACATCAAGTTTGAATTTACCCTCACTTGCAATATACATATCCTTCAATGCTTCCGGTACTGCGTCCAACGTGTCAACAATAAGTTCAAGAGCCATTTTATTTAACCATCCTAGTTAAGTGCACCTGCACAACATAAGATTATGTAATTAAAGAAAGAATGTCAAGCGTTATTTTTTCTTCTTCGCTTTTGCTTTCCTTGCAACACTCAATGCAATGGCGATTGATTGAACGGTACTTTTCCCGTGAGCCTTTTCAGTGCGTATATTGGCTGACACAGATCGTTTTGAGTAACTTTTGATAAGCGGCATAATTCATTCCTCCATTTCGTTAAACAACAATAACGTCATCAACATTTCCTCATCGTCATCCGATACTTCGCATTCCCCGACTTGCAATTGACTGATTGTCTGATATTGATGGCAAGTAACATCAATAATGCTATTAACATCGCCTATGTTATTAACCGTTATTTGCGATACTGACTGCGGCTTCATTGCGTAATCGCTAATCATTAGGTTTAATATTATGCAGCTCCTTCGGCAGCTAGTTTCTCGGCTTTTTTTCTGGCCTTAGTTGCTTTTGTTGACGCAACTCGTTTAGCAATCATTTCTGGTGGTTGTTTTGTACCTATATTTCTTTTCGCTAAATCTCTTAACATTTCTGTATTTTTTTGGTCGTTCTTATATTTCTCAGATAAGTTAGCACGATGTTCATTTGTGTGTTTTCTGCCTTTATTACTAAAACCTAATTCTCTTATACGCTCAATTCTATCCTTATCATTTTTAATTGCTTCAGATAAATTCTTACGATGTTCATCAGTAAATGGTGGTCTCTTCAATCCCTTACCGCCTAAACTAATTTTCATTTTAGTTTCTTCTGATAATTTCTTTCCAGTATTTATCTTTGATAAATATTCTCTCATTTCAACTGGAATTATCTTATCCTTATGTGCATCCCCTATCTTTTTTCTTGTCTCATCAGATGGAGATGGTCTTAATTTTTGTGATGCACTCATTTTATTTAATGATTCTTGAGTGTGTTTTCTGCCAAGGCTAGTTCCAGCTATCGGCGCAATGTTATATCCGCAATCTGATGCAGAATAATAATCAATAATTGCTTGTTCATACATAATCAAATCTTTTTCTTCACAAACAATTAACTTATTAAACTCAAATGAATCCTCACCATATTTATTCCATGCGCGTTGCAATTTAACACTATGATGCTTTTCTTTTCTTAATGATGTTTTATGCCTTGCAAATCTATGTGCAAAAGTTTTAGCACTACCAATATATCGTTTCCCATCAATGATATTTACAATTTCATATATGCCAGTATTCATCATGCCACCTTTGTAGCTTGCATTGAACCGTCAGGCATCCGCTGAATTTTCGTAACCGCTGGCTGTTGTTTTGGAATCTTTGCTTTATCTTCTTCAAGACTTCCTTGCTCGCTTTCAAACGTGATATGCGGGTCGTAAAATTCTGATTTTTTAAGATACGAGAAAATTGCTTCACGAGATACCATTCCACCTTGCATTGATGATACAAGTGCAGTAATCATATCGCTTGTTACTGGCTCTCTAAAGAATTCCTTATTCAATGTAAATCTTACATCTTCAGGAGAATCGCCAGCCCATTCTGCAAATACTTTCAGCGCAACAGTAAGGCAAGTTGATAATGAAATGCTGATTGCGCTTAATACGGAATTTTCACCGGAACGATAAATGCCAGCAGTTTGAGCACTTTCGGCCTGAAATTTCTGCCCCTCAAGCATACGCGAACCAATAGATACCATCTGTTGCTCAAGGCGATTAAGTTGATTTTCCAATGAAGAGAATCCGCCTGTACCTACTTCAGCAATTCCAACTTTAGCGGCAGGATTTGGAAATATAAGTGCTTTCCCACCTCCGATATGTACACTTTCCCCTTGCTGTAATTCGTGTCCTGTTATGTAAAGTACAGGGAGTGCAGACCAATGATTTCCTGTTGCCAAGTCATTGTACGCTTGATAGTGTGAGACACATAAATCTGCCAAGTCTATTAGCATAGGCGTATCAATATCAGGAGTAATATCATCTGGCCCGATGATATACAGCGGTATGTAATTCATCATCGCGCCATTCATTGTCGGATAGAACCGTTCAAGTTCTACATCGGTTGATTGGCGATTCTTTTCCTGAACTTCAAATATGCGTACACGATAAACGTCATTTTCGTCTAAATCTAAAACGCGATAACGGGTTACTTCTTTATCCTCAAACTCATCAATAGGAACAGAATGTTCTTCCTGAATAGTTACCATCGAAAGTTGATATTTATTATTTACGCGACGTTGCCGCCAGTTAATCATTTGTTCGGCTTTGATAACTGACATATACGGACGCACATTCAACGCCTGAGCATCTGCAATGGTCATGGAATCGCTTGTTACTGGATAATTAACCAATACACCAGCACGTCCTACAACTAAACATTCTTCTGCCAATCCTTGAGCAAATACAGTAAGCGGAATTACATCATCTGTCATTGATTCTGTATTTGGGGGGGCATTTAATACTGGAGAAATTCTGAACAACATGCCTATGAATCCGCTTACAGTGCGAAACAAGGCATTGTACAGTACGCCACGCCCGATTCGAGCCATGTACGCTGTCTCAGGTTCATCGGTTAAACGCGGAAGGTATTTAGTGGTATGTTCGCGCAACTCTTCCGTTCCAGCGAACACGTCTCGACACTTTTCCCATTGACCAAGCATCTCAACATAACTTGGATGCTGCGTCCGAACGCCCTTATTCTTCTGTGATTGTGCCATGCGATAACCCTCGCTAAACGAGTAATTTTCGCAAGGGTATCAGTGTTCTATGGAATAAGCAAGTGGGTGCCTTACTTACAGTAGTTTTCCTAGCGATTGCATGTAGGTTATCGGGTCTTTTGCGCTCTTTTTGCTATTACAAGTCTGGCAAAGTAACTGAATGTTGTAATCTTCGTTAGCTCCACCCAATGCGAGAGGCATGATATGGTCAAGGTGAACTTTACGCTTTTCTAGTTTATTAAGGTCTTTGTGGCATATCGCACATCTACCTTTTTGTAAAACCATTAGCTTTTGGAATATGTCTTTTGATAAAGTTCCACCACTATACAATTTGCGTGCGCGACGATTTTGCTTACTTATTGCACTTTGTGATTTAATTTTTTCTTTATTTTTAGCATAAAAGTTTCTAGCTAAAAGACAATATGCTTCTGGTTTTTTAGCACGTTGTTTTCTAGATGATTCTCTTGTTGATTCTGGATTTTTATGTCTAGATTTCTTTTTTATTTCACGTCTTTTATCTGGGTCTTTATCTCTATTAATTTTACTTTGCTCACATACGCATTCTTTACAATAAGAATTTAATGCAACCCCATGCCTAATAAAATTCCTTTTATTGACACCATATTCAGATAGCTTCTTTTCTTTTTTACATCTTATACATATTTTATATTCCATAAAAATCACAATAAAAAATGCTTCACCTGCCCTCTCATCCTTTCGGAAGTTGAACTAACTGTACTGATACAGCCAGAGAGCATGTGAAGCATTATCAGTTAAATCGGAGTTCAAGCCGATTAGTAATTATACCATACAATTAAAGTCCAGTTATTGTTGCGAATTGCATAACGTGATTCTTTTGAAGTTCCATAAAGCACCTAGACAATGAGTCACACTGATCGTCGTGAGAGCAATTTGGGAATCCTTCAAGTTCCTTAATTAGCTCTTCATTCCATTTTGCGCGTAACATTTTTACATTGCCAGAATTTAATTGGCTAGCGAATGGCTCAGCCCTTGTTACCTTATCGCCTGATTCTGGGCTTGACGATATTCTGAATCCTGATAGCTTTCGTGTAAGATGTTGCGCCATGAATTTTCCGGCAGCTCCGGGATCGACGGGCAGTGATTGCAGCACACCCAATCCATCTCTTGTAGCAGTTGCTAATAAAGTATTTTCAACCTCTTCCGGCATACCACGAAAGCGCACAATATCGCATATCGTATATCTACCTTCGTAATCGACATGCAATAGTGCACCCACGCTGAAGTCTGGGTCATTCCCTTTCTTCTCGTCGTAGGCCGTACTTGCGAAATCCCACGCACGGACAAAACGACCGCCAATTGGCATCACATCAACATAAGACACATTTTTAGTAGTGAACACTCCACCCTCTTTAGCGATGCGAGGCTGCCCCATCCAAATATTTAGATACTTGTCATAGTCCATTTCCTTCATCTTCTCAGCAAGCATGATTGATGATTCGTCGGCTAGATTATTGTCAACATAATTGACGTGGATAAGCGTTACGTCTGGGTCTGGTGTTAGAACGAATCTACGGTACACATAATCGTCAACATTACCTGTATTGAAGCCAATCCATATCTCTGCATCCTTGACACGGATAGTGGGGTCTAACTCATCGAACGTTTCTTCGGCGAGGTCAACAGCTTCCTCAATCCAGCATATCTTAGTACCTTCCAGTGATTTAATTTCTTTCATGTTGTGCTTCAATCCGCGAAACACAAAGTCAGTACCAGATTTCCTATGGCGGATTGCATTCACAAGCACATTGAACTCGCCATCAAGGTGCAAGTCTTTTATTCTATTCTCAAGAACAGATAATACGGAGTCTGCAATAGTTGATTGAATCTGTCGGCAGCAAAGTACGGTTTGTTTTTCTTCCATTGCGCGTAGAATTGCGGCTAGTGCAAATGTCCAGGACTTCGCAGCCGCGCGTCCGCCATATGCAACATAATACCTCGTCCGCTTATGCCCTCTATCGACGATACGATGCTCTGGAATAAGGTATCCATTTTCGGGATTGATTATCCTGCGCTTGCTATCGAATGCGCCTTCTACCTCTTTGCCGTTGACTAGGATAATCGGTGCGCGATTTTTGGCAAATAGCGGTAACCAGAGCTTACTCGGCAGTTCTAATTCCATTAGTTACTCATCATAATTTCAGTGTCAAATATAAAATCATATCTTATGCGAACTATAGTTCTGTCATCGAATTCTATAACAAGAATTGCATCACCAGCAAAATCATCTTCTGATATTTTAGAGATTGTTTTTCCGGCAAGAATACTATTTAATTCATCAGCCGGAGCGCCACTAAATTCAACGTCACTCATCATTCTATTCTTCCCTCAAGGTCAATCCCGTAAGTCGTCTTAATCTCAAATCTTTCAGGATAGCCTCCCCTGAAATTCTTTTCCTCTGGCGCGTAAATCAATCCAAGTGGCAGCAAATCGCCTGTATCAGGATCATCAGAATATATCGGCAAGTCACCATGCTCATTTATTAGCTCTTGCAATACCTCAATAAACCTTGATGCTTTGCAAGTTTTGTCTAATTCAAATTCGTAATAAGACATAATCAAATCTTCGGCAAAGTAACGCCAGTTTGTCCTTGATACTTTCCGCCACGGTCTTTATACGAAGTCTCGCATACTTCATTCGCCCAGAAAAATAAGAATTGTGCGATACCTTCATTAGCGTATATCTTTGCTGGCAATGGCGTTGTGTTTGAAAGTTCAAGTGTTACTTGTCCTTCCCACTCCGGTTCTAGTGGCGTTACGTTTACAACCAATCCTATTCTGGCATACGTCGATTTACCCAAGCAAATAGTCAGCACATTACGCGGTATCTTGAAATACTCAACTGTCCGTGTAAGCGCAAACGAGTTTGGCGGAATAATACAATAATCGCCTTTCACGTCAACGAAGCATTTTTCGTCAAAGTTCTTCGGGTCAACTATCGTGCTATTGATATTCGTGAATATCTTGAATTCATCTGAGCAACGAGCATCATATCCATAGCTTGATGTACCATAAGATACGATTCGCTTACCATCAACTTCTTTTACTTGGTTTGAACTGAATGGCGAAATCATGTCGTGCTTTTCGACCATCCTACGAATCCAGCTATCAGATTTTATGCTCATTTTCTCTCTTTTCTATCTCGCAATTTATATAAAATACTGCTTTTTTCAAATCTTCAATAGCGTTTCCTTTTAGGTCTGCGCGCCATAGATATTTTTGTGCGCTACCTATGCAAAAGTTCATATGTTTTGCAATCTGTATACATTCTATTGACGCACCGCATGAGCATTTTGCCGGTGAAGATGTATAGTGTTTCGGATGATTAACATTGTCACTCGTTGGTATCATAAATATCCACGTCAGTTACATTCTCAATCACTTTTTCTTGCACTTTACGCTCCGATAAAAAGTTCAGCTGGAATACAGGCCTGCTATCTTGGCTCAGCGTAACCTCTTGCGGAATAGACTTCTCGTTGAACTTTACCCTATCTCTCAATCCCGCAATCTTCATGGCATGTTCAGCCCTAGCCTTTGCGATACCAGCTTGTGCAGCAGTCAATTCTTCGCCCTTTGCAGCCGCTTGTTCGAGGTACATGGCAGCATCATCAGCAAGTGCCATCGCGGACGCTTGCATGGCAGGTTCTAGCGCGTCTCTGTGGAAGGCCATCCACTTGATTAGTTGCTCACGCGATAGTCCTAGCTTCTTGGATGTATCGTCAAGCGTTAATCCGTTCACCAGATAATTCAGTATCGCACCAGCACCTCCGACAGCTTCAATGCGCCTTGCTGAATCTTCACTTGGCGCAATAAGGTTCTTGATATTCTCGACGCGCAATACCTTCATCGTCTCGTCATCAAGAGCGACTATTTTATTATCGTCAACGATGGCGATTCCTTTTGAATGGTTCATGGTTTTTTAGGATAGGTGTATATTTGAGTAAGCGCTGCAAGAATAAGGAATACAGCAGCCCATACTCTATGGTCTGAATGACCACTTGCCATCCATACATTTGCCATTATCAAATTGGCATAAAATGCTATTTCATTTTTCATTATGCAATACCGTCAATTCTATTGCGAAAATCTATCATAGATTGTTTGTTGGCACGACCTTCAACACTACCCACAAAATCGGATTCGCAAGCATCACAGTGCAAAAATTGAGATTCAATCATGCCATTTTGTTCAGCGTATTCAACTTCGATATTTTCATATTGCAGTGTTGCGTTACCTTCTTCGCATAGATGGCATCTATATTCATTGCAGCTTCTGCACATCTTTAGGTTCAACTTCGCAGCAGCCACAATCGCATTCATTATCATCCTCTGCCATTTCGTTGCAGATAGATTGCCACTGTGCTTTATACATTGTCTTGAGTGTATCCAATGTACCAATTACTTCGCTGTAAGTTGTCTCTTCTGCATCAAACTTATCGCCAATGAAATCCATCAATTCGTCAAACAAATCTTGTTTTTCACTCATATCACTACTCCTCAAAATTCTTCACTTCGTGCATTTCGCACATACCATGAAAGTTGTCCATAAAAATAATTGCATTCCCACCTTCACACGCGCATCCAAATCCAGCAACATCACTTACGCTTCCTTGATTGATACCGCTATTCCACGGATGTTTAAATATCACGCGCTGATGCTTACAATTACAGCAACAGCTATCGTACCATCTAGGCTTCATACAAGTATCAGACATGATTATTCCTTTCCAACCAATCGGTAACAGCCCTGCGAATAATCTCGCTGACAGGCATTCCAGTCGCAAGTTTCGCAGACTTTAATCTTGACAGCAATTCAAGCGGGAAATAAAGGTTGATACGTTTCACTTTATACTCACCCACGATTCTGTGTGTTCTGTTCGCTCAATAGCATCTGACACGTTCACCGGCATTGTGAATGTGATTCCGTGGTCGCGGTGCGTTATCCACATTGCTTGACGGGGTTGTTCATACGGGAAGTTATTAGCGTATGCGTATTCATTGTAACCGCATAATGAGCTATTTACGATAAGTCGCTGCAACTGTATGAGTTGATGGAAGTGCCCGAGTAGCAATGTGTCATATCCCATATCAATCTGATTGTTACGGCTTCTTTTTTTATGGTCTCCCCTTGTTATAGGCCCGAGGCAACCAATCATAGAATCGCCCCCTCTGAACTGATCTCCATGAGTAAGCAAGTACCTATGCCCATAAATCCGGTAGTAAGCATCCGGCCCGCTTGGGATAAAAAATGTCACGCGCTTATCAGTCTTAAAATGCTTTTCCAGTAGCACATAAGTTAACCAGTCAAGCGATGTGTATGCCCTATCCTTTGCGCGTATCTTGATGGTTGTTCGCCCATGGTTGCCCGTAACACAAGGCACGAACACTTTGCCAAACTTATCAGCAAGCGTTTCTATGCACCATATAAGCGTTCCGAACAAGTCAACGACTGCTGGTATCAACGGGATATCATTAGTCTCTTTAAGCTCATCGTGGATGTCGCCAGATACCATGTCGCCGCCGAGTGCTACGACAATTCCGGGATATTTCGGATTGACCATGTGATTATTCAGCAAATCGATTGCGCGATTTACAAGTTGCTTTGCGCGGTCTTGCGCTATTTCGATATTGTACTTATTCACACCACCGATTTGCGTAGGATCAATCGTTTCGCCCCAATGCCAGTCTGAGCATAACAATGTCGGAACACCGGGCGATGACTTTGGAGGCTTGGAATCAATCAACCAATTTGGCGGAACTGCCGATGTTTCAGACAATCCAAATATCTTCGACCTGATATATTTGTCTGTCAGTTCTTCACGTTTATATGATGATAACTGCGCTTCAAGTGTAGCGATTCGATGTTTTGTTGTATCTTCATTATTCTTTACTACAACACCGCTTGGCTTAAAGTTGCGTTCCGATGCACATTTCAACCTGTTATTAAATGTCCCCCTAGGAATGTTTAATGATGCAGCAGCTTCAGTTTTATTACTACATACAGCAAGTGCGTCAATTGCTTCCTGCAATTGATCATCAGTATTTAATGGCTGGCTCATGCGTGACACCTCGGCTTGAAAAATTGGCAGGCAACGTCTTCCATATCAACAGGAAGACCTCGTTTGAAATCGGGAACACCATCTTCCCATACAGGAATTGGCGGCGATACCCAACAATGGTATTCTTTTGCGCCCTTAACCTTTCCATAGGAGCATACACCGCAACACTCACCGGGAAATTTTTGTTTAGGTAGTGCTGTAATCTTCGCCATATCAAGGCTCATCACAACAAATTGTATTTGATACATTCGATGGATATACGTCAATCGGCTTTCCGATTGCTTTGACATATCTCAAATCACTCTCACGTTTCCGTGATTCAATGAGCATTGCGCTCAATTGTTTTGGCGTATATTCTATGAATTGCCCGTTCTCTACTAACTTAAAACTCAATACGCCATCAATAACGTTTTCTTCAAACATATCACCTCCCTCCGAAAATATCTTTCAAAAAATCCGGCATTTCACTTGAATGAGATTTATTACGATTACGATTCTGATTAAGCATTGATTTGATTATGTCGTTACACGGCTTGCAATATACCGCCATACCAGCACGTACCCTTGCATCACGCAATGTCGCCATGTATTTTCCGCAGTGATCGCAATGAAGTTCGGTGGTCATGGGTGCAATATACATACATATACACATTCTGTCAATTACTTTGTATATGCTGTAATCGGATTACAGATTTTGTCAATAACCTTGTTCACGCAACCTACTTTGTTCACTTTGCATGAACAATCAAAAATAAAGAAAGTTATACTACCTTTTTCAGATAAATAGTATAACTCTATTTAAGATTAGGAACTCGCTGTAATCGGATTACACTTAGTCACTTGGGACGGGACTATGTAAACATATTCCATATTCAAGAATATAGAATGCTGCAATCTGATTACATTACCCATAATGGATATGTTCGTTCCCAATTTGGGTATATCAGCCAATTTTGCGCATGATAGTTCGCATATAATTTAACCAATGTTCCAAATCACCAGCAGATTTTAATAAGTGACGGTAAATTGTAACTGTAATCGGATTACAGAGTTGAGACTTTACTTTAAGAGTGTAATCGGATTACACTTTTCCTTTCATTGTTTAAAAATCCGCCAAACCATGTGATCAAGAAGAATCACCAAAAGCATAGTGTATGCACCCGAACATGAATGCCGTATTCCATCCCCAACTCTCATCAAACTCTATAACTGCTCCATCGTCTGGAATTTCGTTATCATCTATGCTATATCCATATTTGAATTTTTTAGAGGAGCAATTACCAATGCGCGGCGAAGACTCAAGCTGTTCCCAGTATTTGCACGTAGAGCATCTCCCTAACACGAAGTTAGCACATTCATCTTGCACAGGCTGTTCATCAGTTTGGTAAAGGTTAGTGGTATCTGCTATGCACTTTTTGCACACATCAATCGGCTCCACCTTCATTTCAAGGCAATTAGCGCATTGTGCATCGCCAGCGCCAAGTGGTTTCAGTTCATCAATCCGCTTCTCTATACCTTTCATTTTTCGCCTTCGCATATCCTAACCATGCATTCGCACAGTCGTGAATCTCGTGATGATCTGATAGTCCAGCGCCACTTCGCGCCATTGGTACTGTAAACTCAATTCGCCCGCCTCTTTTCGCGGGAACTCAGTAGTTGTGCCGTATGTATTCCATTCTCATACCATCAAACCCAAAAAAATCTTGCGGATGCAATTCACAGCCGCGTCCGCACCAGTACTTCCCATATCGCTCCATTCAGGTGCAACTTCATTTAGAGTTCCTACTACACGCCTCCATGACCTCGCCTGTTGAGCTTCCGGGGATGCGTCATCACATTCCAAACTCTCATGTCGTACTCGCTCATATTCATTTTGCAATACCTTGATAAAATCCATGTATTTTAATAAAGTTGAGTGCATAGATTCGTTTCCGTTTTTTAATTCTAAAATCTCCGCGTTCAGTAGCGTAACTTGCGTATTAAGGCTCATTTTGTCCGACTCAGAAACCTCGAAAGCTGCTCTCCATTCAACATCCTGAGTAAAAATGGCTTGCCGCGCAGCAAATAAATCTGCATTCAATTCTTCCACGCGCTGCCGATATTCAGCAATTGTTTGGTCTGGGTAGCTCATACATTCATCCATGCGTTATTTGCCAGCTTCTTTTGTAGGCAAGAAACCCAACCAGCGCCAACCCACACCGATTTTGTTCTCCACTCGCAGCCATCTTGACCAATCCATGATTCTGTAACTCTGCTTTCATTGTGGATCTTCATGATATTTACTCCGTTGTTAAAAAGATTTCAGCATGTAATCACACTCCTTTCAGCACACCACCACCCAATCACGAATTCGGGCATCATGCAAGATAGCCATGTGTTTTCCGCAGTAATTACAGTTTAGTTCTATTCCCATATAACTCATCTTCAGTAATCTCAAACGAATCCATCAACGCTTTGATATACCCATACTCAAAGCCAAGTGTGAATACGCCATCATTCCACTTGTATTGAGCTATCGTTCCACGCATATCCACAGGATAGCCAGAACGGTCAAGTCCATCACCTCCAGTTATTCCGCGAATCTTTTTAATTGCTGATTTTTTATTCATGCCGCCACTATACAGCCTATATACACACTTGTCAATTACTTTTAGCTTACTGTAATCGGATTACAGAGTTAATGTAGTTTATGAAGAGTGTAATCGGATTACACTTTTCTCACTGTTTAGCGCGAATGTGAAATAGTTGTTGACTTGGTGGCGGGAATGTGGATAATGACTACCTATCAGCGGTTGCGCGCTAGTTTGATTCGATTGAAGCCTTAATCTCATCATGTTTTGAATCCTTCGGGAAGGTGCGCAACCACCTAAAGACATGAGCAGATTAAGGCTTTTTGCTTTCCGCTGGTCGCAAGTGACGCGATAGACAGTGACCTGCATGGGTCGGATGCACCGGATACACCGATACTTAAATGGCAACTCAACGGATTGCCAAATTAACGATAAGGTCAGCCCTATATTCTTGCGCCGGGGTTCTTACAGATAGCGTGGATAGCGTCAGTAAGCGAAACAGGTAAAGCACAAAGTGAAGCGTTTGGTCGGACGTTACCCGACACCTGATAAGTGAGAGATAATCCGCTGGTTTGCAAATAGCCCCAGCAGTAACCCTGACAAGGTAGGAAGTTCACGGGACGGCGCAAGCTATGGGATATTACGAAAGGCAATATGGAATACACTGAATCATCCTACAAAGAACATTGCAACGAATTAACCACAGTTTGGTTTAGGCTTCTTTCTTCCAGAGAAAAAGGATTATATTTCTCAATGAAACTTGCTTATTGGGCTTGTTCTGGATGTTTACCGGCGAACATAAAGGATTTATCAAGTATATTGAATGTAAATTGTAATGAAATAATTGAATCATTGGATGCAATTATGGAAACAAATATCTTTTATGAAAAAGATGGATTTTTAATCCACCAAGAATTGGAACAGTGTCTAAATAATAAAAAAGCATCTACGGATAAAAGACTTGAATCTCGTGGACTAATTAGAAAACAAGACAGAAAAAGACTGAATAGTGATGATTGGCTAATTATTAAAAAGAGAATTTTTGAACGTGATAATTACACTTGTTTGTATTGTAGTGTTCGTGGAGTAAGGCTTGAATGTGACCATATAATACCAATAGCAAAAGGTGGGTCGAATGAAGAATTAAATTTAGCAACAGCATGTGTGCTGTGTAATAGGGAAAAGCGTGATTCGTTAATTGAAGATTGGCTTAAGAAAAACAAAAGATTAAAGGTTATGCCGATATTCAAATTTAACAACAAATACACTTGCCCAGACGATACGCCGTTTGAGCTGTAATTGGATTACAGATAGGGAACCAAAATGACAATCACTTTGCTCAATACCGATTGCATGGCATTTATGGCGACATTGCCGGATAAGGCGTTTGATTTGGCGATTGTTGATCCGCCATATGGGATATTAAATAAGACGAAACGAGGCTCTCAACGAAGTCCGCATCTTTACAGTGTGCGCGGTGAAGATTGGGATTATGTCCCAGATAAAGAATATTTCGATGAATTGATGCGGGTTAGCAATAACCAGATAATCTGTGGTGGTAATTACTTCAGTTTGCCGTTAAGCAACGCATGGATTTTTTGGCACAAGCACCAGCCAATAAGCAATTATTCAGTTGGGGAAATGTTGTGGACATCATTTGAAATGAATACGAAGATTTTTGATTTTCCATGCTACGGGAATATTGGGCAAGATGTGGTTAGATTTCACCCAACCCAAAAGCCCGTAAAGCTCTACGAATGGCTCTTGACCAACTACGCCAAGCCCGGCCAGCGCATCCTTGACACACATGGTGGGTCAATGTCAATCGCCATAGCCTGCCACAACCTCGGATATGACCTGACGCTATGCGAACTGGACGAAGATTATTACAATGCAGGTGTGGCTAGATTCGAGCAGCACAAGGCGCAAGGATCGCTGTTCGAGCCGGAGCCGGTCAGGACAACCAGTGTTCAATCTTCCTGTATTTAAGGAACCAAAATGACCTACCACCAATGGCGGCATAGCACCAAGTCAAAGCCAATCAAGTGGATTGAGTTGGAATTTGATTATGGATGGATACATGTTGATGCATCGAAAGCCATCGAATCTGCCCTAGAAGCCGCCTACCGAGCAGGATTGAAGCATGGTAGGAAAGATGCAGTAAATACTACGAAATAACTGACAAGAATATATGCGATACCTTAGTCTTTTTTCTGGAATTGAAGCGGCGAGTCAGGCGTTTATTCCGCTAGGTTGGGAATGCGTTGGGGTGGCTGAAATTGAGCCGTTTCCATGTAAAGTATTGGCGCATCATTATCCAGACGTACCGAATCTAGGTAGTGTCACTGAAATAACAAAAGAACAGATAGAATCACTTGGGCATATTGACTTGGTAGTAGGCGGATTCCCTTGCCAAGATTTATCTATAGCTGGTAAAAGAAAGGGATTACAAAATGAAGATGGAAGCGCAACAAGGTCTGGACTTTTCTTCACCGCAATGCGAATCATCGAATGGGCAAAGCCACGATGGGTCGTCGTTGAGAATGTGCCCGGATTATATAGCAGCCAAAAAGGGCGAGACTTTGCTTCCGTGGTTGGAGAAATGGCTGGGTGCGAATTTGACGTACCGAGAGATGGATGGAAAAATGCCGGTTGTGCAGTCGGCGAAAACGGACTTGTCGAGTGGATCACTCTGGATGCGCAATACTGCCGAACACCTGAGTACCCTAGAGCCGTCCCACAAAGACGAAGGCGTGTCTTCGTTGTCCGAGATTCTGGAGACTGGCAAAGTAGAAAACCGCTATTTCTTGAGCCGGAAGGCTTGTGCGGGAATCCTCCGCCGAGCAGAAAAACGAGGGAAGAAGTTGCCGGAACAGTTGCGGGTAGCCTTGATAGCGAATGCGGAGGCGGTAAACTAACGCATCAATCAATAATGAATGGTCATATCATAAAAACATCATCTGAAATATCCCCACCACTCGAAACGCAAGTTGGTGGATTAAGGCAACCATGTACGCAAGCATACGTTACAACTATGCCCGCTATTCCAGCGTCATTACACAAAGGGTTGGGGCATAATAAAGATGAATTTCTGACAATCGCACTAACAGGTAACATGGATGCAATTCCAGATGTAGCACGTACTTTGAGCTTCCGTTATGATTCCAGTTATTGTGCAGATAGAGGAATGGATGTGATAGCACTAGCAGGTAACACCATAGGTCGCGAACCAGAAAACGGCGGTAACGGAACTGGCTTCGATGAATCAGGAGCTAGTTATACGCTTACTAAGACTGATGTTCATGCGGTGGCGTATCCAATTAACACTCAAATTGCTATGCGCCATGAAAAAACTGGAGAAGGGACTGGAATGGGCATTGGTATTGATGGAGACCCAGCATATACGTTACAAGCTGCACATAGCCATGCGGTGGCGTTTCATGTTGATGCACAACCGGATGAAATGAATTTCAGCACCGTAACAACATCAACTTTAACAAAATCACAACATGCTGGAGTAATGCAACCAAATATGCAAGTCCGCAGATTAACTCCAATAGAATGCGCCAGACTTCAGGCGTTTCCTGACAACTTCCTATCACAAGTAAAAGGATACTCAGACAGCGCGGCTTACAAGAGTTTAGGTAATTCGATGGCCTGCAATGTAATGGCTGTCATTGGACAGAAAATACAGCAAGCAAGCCAATTATCCGAAAAATAGCTTTTTTACAAATTTACAATTTGGGCGAAAATCCCCGTCATTAATGGTGGGTATGGATAGCGCGAGCAGAGAAGCTGCTCATGTATTGTAGCAAAGCAAGCTCAACAATTTTCTTTTTGTGAATGCCGTTTTCTTTTGCGAAGGAATCAAGGTCTTCTTTGAGCTTTTCGGGTATAGGCACATTCAATGCTTTCATTTAATTATCCTTGCATTTATATTTAAGTATGCGTATAGTGTACCACATGAAATCCAAAACGCAAATTAAAACTTTGAAAGTTAGAATTAAGGACAAACACGCTGCTATTCTTAATCAATGGGCTTTTGAAGTAAACCAAGTATGGAATGCAGCAAACGAGTTGAGCGCAGATTATTCATGGGTTCCTATTCCTGAGGTTGGATATATAAATTGCGGAACATCAGAATATGATTTGCAGAAAGAGCTTAAAACTATTCGAGCAGAACGTAATTTTTCAATTAGTGCTGTAACTATACAAAGCGTTATTTCTCAACATGCAAAATCTCGCCGTCAATTCAAGAAAAACAAACTTCAATGGAGATGTTCAAGCGGTTCAAAGCGTTCATTAGGGTGGGTTCCATTTAAGTCTGCTGGCGTTAAATTTATCAATGGTCAAGTACGATTTTGTGGGAAATTATTCAGTATTTGGGATAGTTATGATTTATCAAAATATGAATTAGGTACTGGTTCATTCTCGCAAGATTCTCGTGGTCGTTGGTATTTTAATACGACAATTAAGGTTGAAATAAAATCGTCAGAAGGTAAAACATCTGTTGGAATTGATTTAGGTCTTAAAACAATAGCAACTTGTTCTGACGGAACTGTATTTGAACGCAGGCGTATAACAGATGAATTCGCAAAAGAATTAGCAACAGCACAAGGCGCAAAAAAGAAAAATCGTGTTAGGGCGATACATGCAAAGATTAAAAATACCCGTAGCGATGCCATACATAAATTCACTACTACAATGGCTGAAAACTATGGTGCTATTTTTATAGGTGATGTTAGTAGTAAAAAATTGACTAAAACCAAAATGGCAAAGTCAGTATTAGATGCTGGATGGGGTATGTTAAAGACACAACTGAAATATAAAGCGATAGCGCGGTCAGTTATGTTTGAAGAAATAAATGAAAAGTACACCACCCAGATTTGTTCGTGTTGCGGAGTAATATCCGGCAATAGTCCGAAAGGTAGAGCAGGTCTTGGAATAAGAGAATGGATTTGTTGTGAATGTGGTGCAATTCACGACCGCGATATAAATGCGGCAAAAAACATTCTCGCGCTCGGGCATGAGCGTCTAGCTGTAGGAATCTCCGTCCTTTAGGGCAGGAGATGATGTCAACATCGCACCACTATCACCAAACAAACCCGCTAATCAGCTTCCTGACGCTGATACGGGCTATCTGATAGCAAGTCCGATTATCCAGAAAATTTACATTTTTCAAATCTGAAATTCACTCACACCAATTCTCAGTCTGTAATCGGATTACACTTAGGGCGATATTCACTTCGCATAATTCGCAAGCATTCAGGCAGGTTACTTCTCACGCAAATTAAATCGCATACAGGGATAATGACAGGATGATAATATATTAAGCGGGATGTTGGGGAGTGGATTTACTGTACGAGTTGGCTTGGGATAACGGGCTGGATCGACTGGAGGGGGCAAAAGGTGAACACAATTAACAGCTTGCGAGGGGCGCGCCAATAGCATCGAGGGGCGTATAGGTTAGTGCCTGCTAACGTGACGCAATTTGCGGCACTATTGTGACGAATTTTGTCACTTATCTGCGTTATGTCAAACGTATCGAGCTGCCTATATTTTAGGCAATCGCGCTGTAAGTCAATAGGCGCGACATTCTAGCAAATAGTTATGCACAATGGCATGATGTGGCATGGTTACTGCATACTATAATAGCGTAACAGCCACGGCGGCTTGCCGGATTTTAAGGGGAATATGATGAGTAAGAACGAATTTTATAGGGTATGCAATATGCACGGCGTAGAGCTGGCGCAATCGCTGGCGCTTGCTGCATCGCGCATCACGCTGGCGCAGGTGCAATTGTGGGCTGCCTCTTACAAGTGCCCTAGTCACTGGACTGGTGGCGAGTCAACCCATCGCGGCGAGGTGTCAGTATGAGCGCCCGGGCATCGTTAGCACTGCGCGCCCTGTCACTACGGGCAACGTGCGGCAACCATGCGGCGCGGCGCTTTGCTGAATCTCGCGGCGTGATGGGATTGTATCGCTTGGCTTGTCAACTTCATGCGGCGCGCGGGGTGACATCATGAGCACGGCTACGACATATTGTATATATTACGATGATACGCGCCGCCGCCCGTGGAGTTTTAACCTTTTTGACGACGACGGCAAGGTGCTTTTTGAGTCTAAAAATTACAAAACAAAAGCGGCGGCGGCGAGCGTTGCGGCGCGTGCGGTGCGCGGGGTGACATCATGATCTACACTACCCGCACGCACAGCACGCTTGCACATCTTCGCGCATTGCACATAGCAGCACGTCGCGCGGCTTGGCAGATGGTACGCCCTGCATCCAGCATAGTAGAGCGGCATCAAGCATTCACGCGGCATCACAGCAAAGGAGGTTATTAACATGACTATCAATTTGTTACAGGGATCATTGCAGCCCACTGTCGGACTAGATGGGTGGAGGATTACTAGCGTCTACGCTATCGCAGATGGCGCGGAGGATGTGCAGCTGCAATGCGGGGATTATATCTCCATATGTGGCAATGTGTACCGCGACGGCATCTGTATAGCTAATATCGCATAGAGCTATCCTCCCGCGCATTCTCACCAGTGCGCGGCGGGCCTAACTTTGGGCGGATATTGTGGGATAATGATGATGTTTAATTTTCTGTTTGAAGAGTTACCAGTGCGAGGGAAAGTCTATGTTGTCAGGGAATGGCGCTTGCGTTGGTACGCGGTGCCACTTTGCCAACAAAATAGGTTCGCAGAATACGGCGGGTGCTTTTCTGCACTGTAATGCCGCTTAAACGCGCCACAAAGCGCAACAAGGCGTTTACCTGCTATCGGGCGGGGGATGGTATCAATTAACGTAATGAAAGGCTTAAAATGACTAGAATTTATGAAGGCTATACAGGCAACGGCGAAAATGAGGGCGCGAACGTTACCCGATTTTTTAGCAGCTCAGAACAGGCGATAAAATGGGCGCAAAATCAGGTAATCAGCGACCAGGCAACAGTCCTGCAATATGACTATGTCGGGGACATTCTCGATGCTCTGGGGAATACAGGCAAAAAGGCAAACTACGGGATCATATACCGGCAAGGATTCTAGCAATAGCCCGTTAGCAGCGGGCTTTTTGTTTGTCCGATAGGGGCTGATAGCCTAGCAGGCACAATAACGCCTTAAAACGCATCCTGCGGGCAATGGCGGGTAATTAACTGGACTAGCAAGCGGACGGTTTAGCGGATAATCACGGCAACAATTCTAAGGGCGGAAACATGGCAAAGACAATTACCGAAGAAATTACCGGCCAAAAGTACATTCCGGCAGAATTGATTATCGTGGACACCTTCGCTAAAATTAAAGTTATCGGACAATTCAAAATTAGGGATAAGCTGTATTCTGCCAACCTGAAAAGAGGAAGGTGGACACTGAACGGTAACTATCAAATAGTCTACGGAAAGTAAATCAGCAACTATTCAGCATGTACACCGCAACCCGGCAAAACATGGATTCTTCACATCCCAATAGTTAGTACTCACTAACTCACCCAAAACATCGAAATCACACCATCCAGCAAAACATCGGATCATCAGGACTCATTGCGGACATAATTGGTTATTATATCTTTAGCCAATGGTAAGGCGTGTCTACGGCAATCACTTACGCTAAAACATGGAATCAGTGAGCCAAAATACCCGACCAATTTAGTCAAGTGTAATTAATTACAGTCAGAACAGCTTAAAACATGGAAATACTGTAATCGGATTACAGATAGTCAACAAAACATGGTAAAACATTGAACAACTGCTTATTATTTAAGCAACACTTAAAGTAATACATTAACTATTGCCTAAAAATTAAGCAACTGTTCAATATATTTTAGAGGAAAGTTGAACAACTGCTTAAAAAATAGGCAAACAGTATATACCTAAAATATACACTAAAAAAATAGTTAATAGAATCAAGCACTTAAAAATTCATAATCAATTAGAGAGTTGATTGCATTGGGAAAATTGGCAAAAAATAGAGGATATACTCGTAAAATTCCACAGCTAACCATTTGATTATCTAGCAAATACTATCTTCTTATACCTTATAGGAAAATAATAATAATAATAAGATAATATATTATGGCTGGTGTGCCGTGACTACGGATTTAAAGAGCATAGTGTTAAAAATGCACTTTATGTAATATATTCAAGTGTTTAACTGCGGTTTTGCTTAGGAATTGCCTAGGAATGAATAGGGGTAAGGCTTTGCGACTAGGTATTATGCAAAATAGTTTATTATTATCTTGTATTCTTCGTAGATTATGCTATTATGACTACCTGTTCGGTTGATTAACTTTTGAAAGGGTAAATAAAATGAGAATTACACAAAAAGACTTGGAAGCTGTTGTTTCACGGATCAATCGTATTTGTGGAACTCCTGCTACTCCGTATTCCAAAGATGCGGAAGGTAATATTTCGCCAAATGCTAATTGTTATCATTTGGATTATGCCTATAGCTTGGATTATGCCTATAGCGGAGTTCAGACCATTGGCTGTTCTGGAGTTGGCAATGTTCTAGGAACTGGTCATATTCCGAAGTCTGACTTATACAATCGGATGCAAGCGTTTATCGCTGGTTTGGAGGTGACAAAATGACCTTTACTACATATTCAGAAGCCGAAACTGAAGCTGTGAAACTTGGTGCTGTCGATGTTGGCGTATATTCACCTAACTGGGCTTTGCATGGTGCATTCTGCGCCCACTTCTTCGATGCTGCTGGTCTGGAAGTCGGCTTTTACCATTACGATCTGAACAATCCGCTTCTCGTTCTTGAACCTCGCCGTTCATGGAGTAAATCATTCAAGGATGGTTTACAGTTCAGTAAAATTGGAAAGGTGCAAAAATGAAACGATGTATTCCCTGCACTATCGCCGTTTGGCATGGTTCCCGTTTTATCTATCGGAAAGGCTGAAAAATGACTCCAGAATATAGAAAACAGATTGCGGAATGCGAGAAGCTATACGCCGAAAATGGCCGCAAAGCATTAAACAATCCCCACGGCATGATCAGCAAAACATGCGGGTGCCGTGATTGTTTCTGCTGTGCAGCTTATCACGTGCTGGAAGCCGCTGCAATGCGTGAATATCAAATAAGGAGCTTGAGAAAATGAAAACTAGAAATAAAATCAAGTTTACCGCTGGAATACATGGCTCTAATGGCGTTCCTGATACTTTCGCCATGATCGAAGGCTATCAGCTAAAACATGGCCTCGCCGTATCTTCCCCGATTGTTGCCGATGAATTCGGACAATGTACCTATAAGCCCGGCTGGATCGTTTACCACGTTGCAACTGGTAGAACGGTCAAGACTAACTACGGCAAAGGCTACAAGACCCCTTTTGATGCCCTTCTTGCGGCAAAGAATGTAAACGGCTTGTATGCCAAGATTGCCGCCCGTGATTTTACCGCTGAAATCGAAGCGTTGCCGGTTGCTGAGTGCGTTATGGCCGTAATCGGTAAACTTCGCGCCATGCCTAAGCCAAAGGCGGACAAGGTTCATGGCCTGAATCCTGCAAAACATGGCTCACTCATAGCCTTGATCGGTGACATCGACAATGCGCGCCGGGAAGCCTATCGAACCAGCGAACAATTTATGGCTTTTACCTTTGGCAAAGCTACCTTTAAGGTTGGCGCAAGACTTGAGGCGTTAAACCTGTTCCGCGAACGTGTACTGAAAAACAAGCGCGTCTTTTCTGATGCCGCCCTTAACGCTTAACTTTTTGGAGACTGAAAACATGAAAATTGCAGAACAGTTAGCAGAATTGCGGAATGCCCTATTTTTTGGCGCATTCGCACGGCTTTTGAAGCGCAAAACTAGGTCAACACTGAAACACCAAAAAGGCGGTGCGCTTTATGTTTTTAGCGATGGCTCAACTTATGAACTCGACGCAAAAGAACACGCCGCCAACCTGTCCGGGGGAACGTAATTATGGAAAACACGAAAATCCCAAAAGGCGAGCAAGTGTATTTGTGGATGACCTCGCAAACGCCACAAGCAACACAAGCAATGGCGATGGCTCAATTCGGAATGACGCAGACAGGTATCAGCCTCGCACTGAAACGCCACTGTACAAAACATGGCTTGAGCAAGATCGACAACCGCAAGAAGGAGATGTCAAAATGACAAGAATTTCAAAATCAGACTATGAAAACATGGGCGGGATGCAATCCGGTAAAGTTACCAGCAAATTTATTTCAGGCCGCTGGCATTATTATCGGATTGATTGAAAAAGGAGATGATAAAATGAACGCCACACTCGAAAACATGCAGAAAGCGCAACAAGGCGCGGCGATGCTGGTATCCGACCTGCGCGAATGCCTGAAAACATGCTCGGCGCTAGAAGCCATGCTTATTTTACCGGAAATTGAAAAATCGGCTGATATAGCCAACAAACTATCGGCCATGCTTTCAGCAATGAATGAGGGAAGCGAAAACAAGCCCTTTTGAGCCTTCGCAACCTATCGGATAGCCTTCGGGTTATCCATAGCACTAAAACACGCTCAAAACGCATCCTAGCGCGTTTGGGTGAATTCCAACTAACTAATGAGGGAAATAAAATGGAAAAGTACATTCTAAAAACAGTAAACGAAAACGGGATTGAGCAAATCCGCACGTTCTTGGCGGAGAATCATATTATTTGCAAGAATGGCGGCGTAGATTACTTCACGCATGACAATCTTCTAGCTTGGGCAGAAGAGGCAGAATTCAGCCTTTCGGAAGGCAATAATGCAGGAATTGAGCTTCGCGCATTCGAGTCAATACATGGCCGGACGCAGACTTTCACGATCAGCGATGCCGGGCTGGACTGCGAAGAAATCGAATTGGAGGAATGAAAACATGCCAAACTTAATCAAACTATACACGCGACACGGCGCAATCTGGGTGGATACCGCCGAATTATCAGCACGAGGAAACATGCCGCAAGGTCGTTGCCTGCATATTTATACTTCGCACGGCAATCGGATAGTGGATACCGAAGCATGGCATAAGGCAAGCTCTAAAACACGCCCTAGCGGGATCGTGCATCCTGCTAACCTATTCGCCACGCCGGAACTAGCCAAAGCCGATAGCGATAGAATCTACGCGGATATAGCGCATCTGGCAATCATGGAATCTGTGCGGCCAATTTAACTAATGAGATGAAAACATGAAAACTACACTATGCTGGAACTGCAAGACAGCTTATTCAATCGAAGCTGAAAAATGCCAAAGTTGTAGCGCGACTAATGCAAACTTCGATCTTGCACAAGCGCAAATTAAAATCAGCGAAAACGAATCGCTGGACGCTGAAAACACGAAACTTCTGTACCTTCTTCGCGGCGCGCGTGATGCCATGCGGAAAGCATTGCCATTTTGTCCGCCTGATAAGGAAGCGCATTATATCGGTGAATGGCTGGACGAACTAAACGAAGAGTTGGCAAAACACGAAAATCTCGCAGTCAAATAATCGGGAGGTAAAAACATGCGAAACATAACCGACAAACCATTAGCTGATTCTGGATTGACTAGCTACCGTTGCAAGGGTGCATTCGGCTGGATAATGATAGGCGCGAAAGATAACGAGGATGCTATGCGCGAGGCTTTGCGTAGCTCAAAACATGCCGAACGTGAGAGCTTGCAAGCGTGGAACGGTAAAGAATACGCTCCATGCTAAAACATGCGAATTGCGCCACTAAATAACGAAAGGTGAAAGCATGAATAACTGGAATCCAATTTCAACAGCACCTAAAGACGGAACTATCATAAGGCTGCGTGATGAAAAGCGCATGTATAACTGCGTTATGGCTTGGGATAAGAAGCGCAAGCTATGGACTGGAATGGCATACGGAATGATGGGAGCATCGAAAACGTATTGGGACGAAGAGTTTTGTCCGATATTCGAGTGGCAGCATGTATTTTAATCACGCCGCCTTTTCGTCGCTCCTGATTTTTTGCAGTATCCGGTCATTGTATTTGTGATCTCCTTGCGCCCGTAGATAGTGCTGCGTTATATCGGCATTATCTTTGAGCTGCAACGCTGGATGACCACGGCGTAGATATAATTTTGGATTGCCAAACCCTAGATAACCTTCCTCGAAGCGAACATGAACTCTGCCATTATTGTTATACAAAAAAGGATGCTCTACATATCCAATGCTCTGTATCAGGTCAAGCCGCTTGCGGTAATTTTGCCTGATTTTGTTAGCCTTCATCCAGCGTTCGATTGCGCGGTTAGAAAGCCATCCACCACGGAATCCCCATTGGCCTTCCTCGATAGCGTCCATAATCGCTTGCTCTTCTTCAGTGCGACAAGTGAAAATGGCTTCCCTAGTTGAACTTGTAATCGGTGCGCGGACGCAATCCTTCGCCGGATTAAGCGCGTCTATCAGCGGATAAGTATGCAGATAATCATTCACAATCGCATAGCCACCATCGCGCAGCCAGTCCCAAAGGCGCGGAAAGTAGTTGCCGGTCATGCCGTCCCGTTGAAGGTCGCCCATGTATTGTTGCGCCGTGTAGAAAATCGCATATCGTCTATCAGTCGCAGTCTTTCCGATAGCATCTTTATAGTTGGTGCAAAACATGAAATTTGCGCGATTTTCTACGGTAATCTGGTCAATTCCCTTTTTCTGGGATTCGATGATGGTGTTCGTAATCATGGGTTTCAAAACATCCAAAACACTTCTATCGCCACCCAGATAAACTTCCTCCATGCCGATTAAAAGCCGGTTCTGAATCCACCCGCTGAACTTACCACCGCTCTTGGCGAAGTCTGAAACATTGGGAGTATGGACGTATTTTTGCCCGATGCACTGGACTAAACATGCGATTAACATGGACTTCCCGTTACCCTCGATGCCCTGCAAAACAGGAGACCATTGAAACTTCTTTCCTTGATTCTGAACCAGTGCAGCCATCCAATGAATCAGAATATCGCGGTCAGTCTGATCTGGAAGCATCTTCTCAATATGCTCGATAAACGGCTTAGGGTCGCCTTTAGCGCGCTTAGTCGTTATAGGCCACCATGAGTTAGCCAATAGAATACCGTTCTCGTCTATGACGCTACACGGCTCACATTCAGGACGGAAGCATAAAGAATCAGCGCGAGGGAATTTGATAGCCTGCGACTTTGTAAAACAGTTCCAAGCGGAATCAGTTGTTTTTGTGCCGTCTTTATTCAGGTCGAATATATACCCGCCGAACGAAGCATCAAATTGACCTTGAGCCAGCATAGTTCCGCCTTGAACAAGGATTTTGTGCGAATCTCGGACGTAAACACATCCTTTGAAAACTTCATGTTGGTCTGACGGTTTTAGGTGCATACTTTCTCACGAATTATCGCATCAAGGCGTAGATACTCTTTTTGATTTACTTTTGCATTAAAAACCCAGCAATCCCTGTCGATTGCGATTAAAGACACCCTGTTTTTTAATGCAGAAATATCTGAAACAGGCTCTCCACCATAAAGCCTAATCCATTCTTTATTTATTGTTTCAGCTAGTTCTTCAAACATAAATACCTGACTAAATCGTTCAAGTGTAATCGGATTACAGTCTGATAAACATTTTGCATTGCTTGAGTCCAATACCGTCATCTGTTTCAGGTATTAGCATATCAAGCACTTTTCCGGCCTCTGATGTTT